CTGGCGGTACAACCACTTTGACTATTGCTCCTTCCGTTGCCGGTACTGGCTATGAACTGAAGGGGTTGAGTGCCAACCTGTCGTCTGCTAACGATGCTGCTACTGAAGAGTGGGCTGACACTATCACTGCTGTTCAGAATCTGAATGACACTTGGTTTGTGTTGTCCACTGAATCTCATGTTGATGCTGACGTTCTGGATATTGCCGCTGCTGTTGAAACGCTTGAGAAGGTGTATGTTTTCTCCAGCCAAGCAAGTGGTGTTAAAACATCTTCTACGTCTGATATTTTCAGTCAAGTGAAGGCGTTGAATTACGACAACACATTCTACATCTGGAATGCGGCTGCTAACACCAATTTCATTGAGTGTGCTTGGGTTGGTTATTTTGCCCCGCAGCAACCCGGCTCTAACCACTGGTGCTACAAGACGCTTTCCGGTATTACTGCTGACACGCTCAATAGCTCTGAAGCTAATTACATTAAGGGCAAGAATGGCTCTACGTACGAAGCCAGTATTGGTGGTCGTGATGTTGTGATTGGTGGCAAAGTTAGTGTGGGAGAATGGATCGACGTTGTTATTTTCTGCTTCTGGCTGAAGGCCCGTATCCAAGAAGGTATTTGGTTCCAGCAAATCAATAGCAAGAAGATTGGCTACACCAGTAAAGGTGCTGCCGTCATTGAAGGTGAGATTCGCCGTGTACTGGCTGAAGGCATTCAGGTTGGTGGCTTGGCTGATAGTCCTGCCCCTGTTGTCAGTGTGCCGAATGTCTTGAACATTTCGTCTGCTGTCCGTGCCACTCGTGTCCTTCCTGACGTTACGTTCACTGCCCGCCTCGCTGGTGCAATTATGTACGTCGATGGCATCACTGGCACTGTGACTGCTTAATAAGGAGAATAAAGAAAATGGCATCTACTCGTACTTCGACGTATTCTCCGTCTGACGTTAATGTTGTAATTTCCCAAGAGTCTACTGGTCTGATTCATGTTATTGCTGGTTATGCCGAAGACAGCCACATTAACGTTGAACGTGATAGTGAAACCTATGAGCATGTAACTGGTGTTGATAACATCGCCACTCGTGTCTATAAGGCTAACACTTCCGGTAAGGTCACTGTATCTCTTGGTCAAGGCAGTGCTTCCAATGATATTCTCACTATGCTGTATCTGAACGATAAAGCAAGTAAGAATAGCTCTGGTCTGTTCACCCTCACTGTCAAGGATGGCTCTGGTCGTTCCGTGGCGTTTGCTCAGGAAGCCTATATCGGTGTTGTACCTAACAGCCAATACGGAAACAGCTTGAACAATCGTGATTGGGTTTTCCATTGCACTCAAATGGATGACATCATTGGTGGTAATTCGCTCATCTCTCCTGAAGATGTGGCTGCGATTGAATTGCTTGGTGGTGTTGTTCCTGCGGAATGGCGAGCCTAAGCATCTCTAGGGAATAACAATAAGGGGAAAGGATTCCCCACCCTAATCTAAGGAGAAGGAAAGAGTGTATACATATTCCCCTAGCGATATTAGCATTACATTTGCTGGTGTGCCGATTGAAGGGTTTAGTTCTGATAATGTTGTCAGGATAAATCGAATTGATCCTGTGTACACGAGCAAACGAGCAATGGATGGTAGCGTTGCTGTCACCAAACAGAAATACAGCAAATGGCAAGTGAGCATATTCTTGGCTCAATCTAGCCAAAGTAATGACCTGCTTAATGGTGTTCAAAAACTGCTGTTTAGTGCTGACATCAAAGCCTTGCAATTCCTTCCCCTGATTATCAAGGACAATAGTGGAACAACAATGTTCTTTGCCAAGGATGTCTGGATTGAACAACTTCCTGAGTTGGAGTTTGGTCAATCACTGGCCACAAGAGAATGGGTGTTTATGTGCAACGATGTTGAGTGTATCATTGGAGGTAATGCTGAAGATTTATCAGGTATTACAGAAGCTGTAGCTGTTATTTCATTGTTGCAAACAGCATACGAAGGAAGCCGTAATCTTGTACGAATAGTGAGGAGTTTATAATATGTCCTCTACCGTATATGATCCTTCACAGAATTTCGTTATCATCGGTGGGTACACTCTGACAGGTGTTACATCAATTCGTGTGAATAGAGGGAATGACGCCTACAAGAATGTAGACGGGATTGACCCAATCTATTCCACAAGGGTAAAGCAATTTGCCCGTCCTTTTAGGCTCATTGTCAAACTGTTGCAGACAAGCGAAAGCAATCAAGTCTTGCAGCGTCTATACGCCTCGTCCGAGGTAAATGCCAACTCATTCTTGCTAGTTGAAGTGGTGAGCAGCAACGGCTCTAGTGGAACAGCACCAAACATTTCGTCTACAGGTTATATTGTATCAGCCCCTGATCTTATCAGAGAGGCAGAAGCAAATGACACTGAATGGCAGTTTGTTGTTAACACACTTGAGTTTACGTCCCTCACTGATCTAATCTATTAAATCAGGAAACAAACTAACATGGCGATTCAACAACTTGATGTCCACATTGATGGCGTCGATTATAAAATCACTCAATTCCTTGCAACCAAGGGGCTTGGCATTGAAGTGAAGTTAATGAAGCTGCTTGGCCCGTCCTTTATGGAATTGCAAAAGGCAGCACAAGATGAGAATGCGCAAGAGGCCGTATTGTCTGCCGCTATCACTGTGCTAATTGAACAGTTTGATAAAGTGGATGTTGTAGCACTTATCAAGGAACTGTTGTCTGGTGTTACCAAGGGAACGGCTACAATCAACTTTGACCAAGAGTTTGCCGGACGATATGGCGTTATCTTTGACTTGGTTAAGGAAGTGCTGAAGTTCAACTTTGCAGATGTTTTTTCAAAGCTAGGTTTAGGCATCGGGGCTTAAACTCTAGCGAGTCTGAATTAGATTCAGGTACAAGACGTTTGTATAAAGAGATTGAAGATAAGTTTACAATTGATGTTCGTATCCTCAATCTCTTGTCTGCTGAAGAAAAATATTGTACGTACAATGAACTTCAGACAATGTACAGCGTTCCCGACTTTTATGACATGCTGGAAATGATGGATGTAAATGCTGCCTTGAGAGAGGACAGTAGGCGCAGAAGCCAAAAACAAGAATAACGTGACGGAGAAAGCGCATGGAACTGGCAAAGCTATTTGCTACTGTAGGGTTTAAGGTAGATAAGGATGGCCTGACTGAGTTCCGTAAGGAGATGGCTGACCTGAAGGTAAGCCTGAAAGAAGCCGCTATACAAACAGGGAATCTAAAGAATCAGCTTAGAGGGCTGACAGCACAGTTCAAAGCCTTCCAGAAAATGACTGATACCAAGGGTGTTACGAAATGGATGGAGGGGATTGAAAAGAGCGTAGTACATCTCAACAACATGCAACAGGCTGTTAGTCAACAATCGCAGCGTAGTGAGCAATGGGTGGACAGGTTTGCATCCTCCATCTTCAAACTGCATCAGGCCATCACTGGACGCGAAAATGAAGTTGTAAAATACGCCAACGCTATTGGACTGTTGGCTATCAACTTTGAAAGACTGAAAGCCGCTACAGCCGGTATTAGCCGTTTCCGTCAAGTCCCTCGCAGTGCTATTAGCGAAGGGCAAGGCGGCTACGGTGGTGCTAGAGAAGGGGCAGGAAGACCTCGTGGTGGCGGATATGGCAATGAATCCAACCAATATGTGGGGTATTGGGGGAGAGCGTCTGGGATGGCTAAAAGCGGCCCTGCTGCGTTCCTACGCCCTATGCTCCCTACTGGTATGGGGTTGTTTAATGCTGTTGCTGGCGGATATGCCTTCAAGGAGTTGGTTGCCACTGGCCGTGAAATGATGCAGATGGAGAACATGCTTAAAGCAATCTCCGGCGATACACAGACATTCAATAGTAATTTGAAGTTTGTAAAACAGACAGCAGATGAACTTGGTATTTCCATACTGGACATGGGACAAAGTTATGCCAAGATGTTCATGTCTGGTAAAGCTCAGTTTGGAACAGATGTCCTTCAGAAGAGTTTCAAAGGCGCTCAAAGCTATTTCCGCTTGTTGGGGATGAGTGCTGAAAAGATTAACCTTGCCAACAAAGCTATTGAACAGATGTTCAACAAGCAGAAGGTTAGTTCTGAAGAATTGAAAGGACAGTTGGGTGAACACGCTGCTGGTGTGATGCAGTATTTTGCACAAGCCGCAGGAACGGACGTTCAGGGTCTGTTCAAGATGATGGAAAACGGTAAGGTAGGAACTGACGTTGTTGTTAAGGCAATGGAAGCAATGGGTAACTTTGCTCAATCCTCCCCTGAGTTCCAGAAACAACTGAAAATGTCTGCCGCAGCACAAGAACGCTTCAACAATAAAATGCGAGAGTTTTCCAAAGTAATGATGGAAAGCGGATTGGATGAATTGTTGACTGAGATGTTCGGGTTGCTAAGTAAACTGATTACAGTGCTGACACCGTTGTTCAAATTGCTTGCATGGACTGCAAAAAAGTTTACAGAGTTGTTCAAAGTGATCGGAGATAATGGTGTTGTCGTAGCCACAACAGCCGTAACAGTGGCTCTCGCTGCTGCTTTAGGTTTGGCTGGACAATCCGCATATCGCTCCGCACTAATGCTTCGCTGGTGGGTCATGGGTGTATGGGCAGCGCATGGTGCAATGATAAAGTTGACAGCCGTTATAACAGGGTTTTTGTACGTGTTCAAATCTATTGATGAATATATCAATGGTGATAAGAACTGGGTGTATACAGTACAAACTGCGCTGACATTCTTGATGCTTAGTCTTGAAAACATAGGGCTGAGAATTGAGTTGTTCTGGCTTGATCTTGAATATAGTGCTGTTCAGTCGTTCAGGAATATCGGGAATGCTCTTTTGAACACGCCCGGTATTGGTCATCTGATTAAAGGTGTAAATGCGGTTGGTGTAGGTATTGGTGAGGCTGCTGGTTGGATTAATCAGAATATCACTCTCGATAATAACCCGGCAATCCTTTATTCTGAACCTAAGAAACCTGCAACCCCTGCAATGGAGAAACCGCAATCCTCTATAATGAACTTCGACATCAATTTCAACGAACTTCCAACTTCGGCTAAAGATGCGTTACAGCGTGGAGATATAAGGGAGTTTGGTGTTGGTGTAGGTCAAGGATTGAGGCTTGGTGGATTAGGTGTATTTGGATAACAAGGAATGACAGGAGAATAAATACAACATGATTTACGTCATAAAAACACAAAACAATGATGTTATCCTGTTTGATAGCATCCTGTCCTTTTCTGAATCCTATCAAGGAAGTGTAACAAGCCACCCTGTAGGGGATGGAAGCAAGATCAGTGACAACATTATTACCGAGAACCTGAAGATTCGGATTCAAGGGGTTGTCACTGATTATAACTTCTGGAATCCATTGAAAGATGCTGCGAATGTTGCTGTTCCCGGTTATGATTATAATCGCACAAGCAGCATGGGAAGGGTGGGTACAGATGGTAGTCCTGCACTGTCAGGCGAACCAGTTCCGAGTGACTACGCTGGCAAGGATAACGATACGAACACATCTGTAAAAGCATCAACGGATGTTGTGCGTCAGCGACTAATTAGTATCCAACGCTCCAAGGAAATTATATCTGTACTCGGATATATCGTAAGGGAAAAAGATTCCCTTATTGTGAAGTATGACAACTGTGTTATTACTGACTTGTCTTTTGACACATCTCCTGATGGTGGGTATGCAGTCTACCCTAATATCTCTATTGAGCAAGTGAACGTTGTAAAAGTCAAGGTGACACAAGCAGAAGCAGATAAAATCACACCTACGACAGTAGCTGGTCAAGGTACTGGCACAGCCGGTAAAGGAAATGTAGCTGGTACAAAAGGTACAGTGTCTACGGAAAAAATAGAAAACAACGCTGGATATGAATATTGGGTAGATAAGAGCCAAGAGGCACAAGCCACGAACGCTCAGCTAAGACAAGATATTGAAGCCGCCAAGCGTAAGAGGAATGCTATTCAATGATTACATCAACATACATCCCTGTAACAAATGATGTGGCGTTCTCTTTCTCTATTAACTTGGAAAACATCCTATGTAACATTTCTTTCTTCTGGAACTATCGAACAGAACACTATCATTTTACAGTTAAACTGCAAGATGGTACTTCTGTAATTGAGGGGATGAAGTGCATTGTAATGTATCCTATGAAAACCAGTACCATGTACGCAAATGGATTAACAGGTGTTTTCTACATGACACCTATTTCAGATACAGTAGAGGATAACGCCGATACTCGAAAGAGCATTTCTGATAATTTTGTGTTTAGCTATGTAGCATAAACGGAGTAATTAAATGGCTGTGCAGTATGAAAATGTTCAGTGGGACAGGGATTACTTGCTCACATTTAAGAACCCGGAAGATGGCACCATCATTCAAGTTGATTCTCTTCGTGTTCAGTTTGATATTGAAATGTATGTTGACAACAAGGAAAAGACAAATAAGGGAACAGTTTCTATTTCCAACCTGTCAGATGACACGCTGAAGAAGATTAACACTCGCTACGGGACACTAACACTGACAGCAGGGTATAAAGGTAATATCAAGAATATTGTGACAGGGGATGTCATCAATATCAGAACAACGAAACAAGGCGCTGATAGAATAACAACGTTTGAATTAGCCCCTAACTTCACAAACCTTGCAATCAAGAAAGTGAATTATTCATTCCCTGTTGATATTTACCTTGAGAATGTAGTGGCAGAAATTGCCAAGCAGCTTGACCTAGCTTTTTCTAAATCAAATAAAGGGGAGTGGCGAAATCTTAAGTGTCAGTTTGGCTATCCTGCCTATGGTACAGGTAAGCAAGTGCTGGATGAGATTGCATCTACGTACGCTATTGAATGGAAGATTATTGACAATGAATTGATTGTCACTGACCGCTATAGCCTAAATGGTGGAGAGCAAGAAAAAGCAATTGTTCTATCCAAGGATAGCGGATTACTTGACATTCCTTACATTGATAGTGAGGAAGTGAGCAAGGCTACAGG